AATGTTATCAAAAACAAAATCTGCTATACAGAATTTTATTGCTAATGGTAGTATGAAGAAACCTGTGTTTAAAAAACTACCTGAAAAATTACAAAAAGGAATTAAGTTAATTAATCAAGGTAAAAATGCTGATGCTGTTTTAACATCTCACCTTAAAAATGTAATACCAGAATATGAAAAAGTAAGAAATTTTAAATTACCAAGTTTTGCAGGATCTGTTGACTTAAGTGATGTTTCACCAGATTTAATAAATAAAATAGGAAACGTAGCAAAAAAAATTGTTCCTGTTTTAAAAGGACTTGGATACACAACTGGTCCACTTCAAACAATGCCTTATGTTCAACAAGCAGAAAGAGGACTACCTCTTAAAGAAACTTTAATTACAGGGACGGCAAGATTAGTTGAAGATACTTTTAATTTACCGAAGACAGTTGCAAATCTTTTTGGCGGTGATCTACCTTACGAGGCCACGTTTGGTAGAAAGTTATCTGATAAATTAGAAGAGAATATTCCGTTAGCGGAGCGACAAGAAAGAATAAAACAATTTAAAATACCAAGAGGTATTGTAGATGATATGGAACTTTTATCAGATCAAGAGTTTGATAAGATGTCTGAAGTTAATCCTGAAAAATTTAAAAAATTAATGGAGGCCTCAGAAAAACCTCAAATAGAACCTGAGGAGGAAACTAACAAACCACCGCAAAGTCTTTTTACTCCACTGCCTATAGATAAAATTGTTGGAGATATGGACGATCAAACTGCCGGTGCTCTGATGGATGCTTTTCCTGGCTCGTCTTTCTTGCAATATCAGTCTGCTGTTGATAATGGCTTTCAAGGTAGTTTTGAAGAATACCTACAGCAATCGAGTATGAAGTTGGCACAAGGTGGCCGTGTTGGTTTTCAAGACGGAACACCAGACCCTAGATACGGTCAAATTTTATCTGGATTTAAAAATACAGATCTCATTGAACTTTTAGATAAAGAAAACGAGCCTAGTCTTAAAGAAGAAATTTACGGCGATGACGGTGAGAGAAATTTAATACAAACATTTAATACAATGTTTGCAGATCCAAAAGCATATCCATACTACGCACAAGAACTTGTATCAGGAGGCGCTAACATACCCGAAATTGCATTTAGATTTCCAACAGCACTTGCATATCTTTTTGGTAAAACTAGTCTTGCCACTACAACAGGTGATCTAAGTCAAATTGGTATGAAAGATCTAAAAAAAGCAGCTGAAATAATGGATCCAAAAGCTACAAAATTTTTAAAAGAAAAAATTGGTTTTACAGACATGCTAGAAAAATCAAGAGCAGAAAGAACAGGGCCACAGAAAACTACGGGAGGTTTATTAGAGTTTGGAGCAGAGTCTGTTGGACCAGCAACACCTTATTTCTTAATAAAAGCATTTCCTAGAATTGCAAAACAAATTAGAAATTTAGTGGGAACTGGAACAGCTGCAGAAAAAGTAAACAAAGAAATAGAAAAAAAATTAGCTACAGATACTGTAGACCAGACACGAAGAGATATGCTTTTAGCTACAGGAGCGGGAGGAGCTGTAGCTCTTCTCAAATATTTAGGGTTAGATAGTCTTGTAAAAACAACTAAAGTTGTAAAAGCTGCACCAGAGATTGTAACAAAAGGCGGCACACCTAGATACTTCTTTGACTTTGTAAGTTTAATTAAGAGCAAAGGAGATGATATTACAGAAAAAGCTTCAACACTTGAAAGACAAAAAGTTTATGATTACAAAGGATACACAATGTACGAAGACATGAGTTCAGGTGAAATACGTATTAATAAACAAAGCGAGGGTATGGGATCTGGTTATGATGAAGCCGGTGAGCTTCAAACATATGACACAATAACAGGACAAGAAGAAATAATGTATAAACCTGGTGAAACAATAATGGGCAAAGACGGAAAATCAGTTAGAACATTAGATGAATATGAAGAAGCTACAGCTAAACCAGTTAACCCTGATGGTGATATGGAAGGCGAAGTTGGTTTAGATTCTATTGATGAAATATTGGAGCTATTGTCCAAAGATGGTAAAACATATTCTAAAACAGAACTTTCAGATATGGGAATAGATCTTGATGCTCTTGGAAATTATCCAACTGGAGCAGGAAGTGTTAGACTGGAAGATTTAGTTAAACCTAAAAAAGCAGAAGGTGGTATTATATCAGGTGTAAAATCAGGACCCCCACCAAAATCTGGTAAGACACCACACGGGTTGCCTTATGTGGCAAAAAATGTTAGACCAATCAAGGAGCGTAATTAATGGCAGATATTGACAAGACTCTTTCGGAGTTAGGAACCTCTGTAAAAATAGATGGACCTGATCAAGAAGTAGAAATACAGAAACAAGAAGAAGCAGCAAAACCACCTGTTGAAATAAACCCAACAGAGGATGGTGGCGTAGAATTAAACTTTGATCCAAGCAAAGTAAATATTGAAGGACGACCTAATCACTTTGATAACTTAGCGGAATTATTACCAGACGATATTTTAGAACCCATAGGTTTAGAGTTGTTTGCTAACTATACAGATTACAAATCTTCAAGAAAAGATTGGGAAAAATCTTACACAGAGGGTTTAGATCTTTTAGGATTTAAATACGAAAACAGAACAGAGCCTTTTCAAGGTGCTTCGGGGGCCACGCACCCTGTACTAGCAGAAGCCGTAACACAGTTTCAAGCTGGTGCTTACAAAGAATTATTACCCGCAGAAGGACCAATTAGAACACAGATTGTTGGTAACAGCGATCCACAAAAAGAAGCACAAGCACAAAGAGTAAGAGAGTACATGAACTACGAACTTATGGAGAAAATGTCTGAGTACGAACCAGAGTTTGACCAAATGTTATTTCACTTACCTCTCGCAGGATCTACATTTAAAAAAGTTTATTACGATGATTTATTAGGTAGAGCTGTATCTAAATTTGTACCGGCCGATGATTTAGTTGTACCCTATTCTGCAACATCTCTTGATGATGCAGAAGCAATCATTCACGTTATTAAAATGTCGGAAAATGATTTAAGAAAACAACAAGTCGGTGGTTTTTATGCCGACGTAGAATTAGGCTCACCGTCTGTAATTAAAGACGAAGTTGAATCAAAAGAAAGAGAACTAGAAGGCACAAAAAAATCTGGTAAACAAGATCAAGTTTATACTTTATTAGAGTGTCATGTTAATTTAGATTTAGAAGGTTTTGAAGATAAGGATGCGGATGGAGAATTTACAGGAATTAAGCTCCCTTATATTGTTACTGTAGATGAAGGTTCGCGAAAAGTTCTTTCTATTAGAAGGAATTTTAATCCTGACGATCCAAAAAAAGCTAGAGTCACTTACTTTGTCCACTTTAAATTTCTGCCAGGACTAGGATTCTACGGATTTGGATTGATCCATATGATTGGCGGATTGAGTCGAACGGCAACGGTCGCTCTCCGTCAATTGTTGGACGCAGGTACGCTATCAAACTTGCCAGCAGGATTTAAACAAAGAGGTGTAAGAGTTAGAGACGAAGCATCACCAATACAACCAGGTGAGTTTAAAGATGTAGATGCACCGGGCGGTAATATTCGAGATTCATTTATGATGCTACCTTACAAAGAACCATCACCAACATTATTACAGTTGATGGGTATTGTGGTTCAAGCAGGTCAAAGATTTGCGGCTATTGCTGATATGCAAGTAGGCGATGGTAATCAAGCTGCTGCAGTTGGAACTACAGTTGCACTTCTTGAAAGAGGTTCACGTGTTATGTCTGCAATTCACAAAAGACTTTATACATCTATGAGATCAGAGTTTAGATTACTTGCAACTTTATTCAAAACATACTTACCACCTGTTTATCCATTTGATGTAGTTGGTGGAAGAAGAGAAGTTAAGCAAATGGATTTTGATGACAGAGTTGACATACTACCTGTTGCAGATCCGAACATATTTTCTATGTCACAAAGAATTACGATTGCACAAACAGAATTACAATTAGCTACATCTAATCCTAAGATTCATAATTTATATAATGCATACAGAAAAATGTATGAGGCACTTGGTATAAAAGATATTGATAAGATTTTACCGCCTCCAGCACCTATTGCACCTAAAGATCCGGCGTTAGAACACATTGATGCATTAGGAATGAAACCATTTCAAGCGTTTAGAGGCCAAGATCACAGAGCACACATGACCGCTCACTTAAATTTTATGGCAACAAACATGGTTAGAAACAATCCACCTGTTATGGCTGCGATTGAAAAGAATTGTTTAGAGCATATTAGTTTAATGGCGCAAGAACAGATAGAATTAGAGTTTGCAGACACTATTCAACAGCTTCAACAGATGCAACAAATGGCACAACAGAACCCACAGATACAAGCACAGCTACAAAAAATATCTATGGACATGGAAGCAAGAAAAGCAGTCTTAATTTCTGAACTGATGGGTGATTTTATGGAAGAAGAAAAGAAAATTACATCACAATTCGACTCTGATCCTCTTTTAAAACTAAAATCAAGAGAGGTTGACCTTCGTGCAATGGAAAATGAACGTAAAAAAGACGAAGGAGAACAAAAAATGGACCTTGATAGAGCAAAATTACTTCAAGCAAGACAATTAAACGAAGATAAACTAGATCAAAACGAAAAATTAGCTAAATTAAGAGCAGGAGTAAGTCTTGCAAAGGCTGGAAATCAAGGTATAACTGCAATTAAGGTAGAAGATTAATAAAAGGAACAAAAATATGATGAATTATAAAAAATCAAAAGAAGTTAAGATTCCAGAACAGAATGTTGAGATAGATCCTAGATCTAAAACAACAGCTGATGGCGCTTTTAACTATATTCCTACTGGAGACAAGGAAAAAGTTAGAGGAACTAAGAGAATGTTAACTGAAAAGAAAAAAATAGCTACTTGGTACTAATATGGCTTGGTTTAGTCTAGCAAAAATTGCTTTGCAAGCTGGCAGTAAAATTTATTCTAACCGCCAGAAGACAAAGATGGCTATGTCTGATGCACAATTGATGCATGCAGAGAAAATGGCCCGTGGTGAGGAAACTTACCAAGGTAAATTATTAGAAGCTAGACAAAACGACTATAAGGACGAATTTGTACTCGTTATAATTTCAGCGCCCATCGTGGTGTTAATGTGGGCAGTAATGTCGGACGATCCAACAGCTATGGAGAAGGTAAAATTGTTTTTCGAATACTTTCATGAGCTTCCGAAATGGTTCACTAATTTATGGGTGCTTGTAGTTGCGAGTATTTTTGGTATAAAGGGAACACAAATATTTAGAGGAGGAAAAAAATAATGGCTAATAGAAGATTTAACACACAAGTTAAAAAACCAGGCTTTTTAAAAGGCGGTCAAGTTAAACTTGATGCTAATAAAGATGGTAAAATATCTGGAAAAGATTTTGCGCTTTTGAAAAAGAAAAAGAAGAAAAAAAAGGTAGTAGCATAATGGCTAGACCAGGTTTATACGCAAACATTCACGCTAAAAGAAAACGTGGTGAAAAAATGCGGAAGAAAGGTGCAAAGGGTGCACCAAAAGCAAAAGATTTTAAAAGAGCAAAACAAACAGCGAGATCGTAATGGCTAAACTTTGTCCAAAAGGAAAAGCAGCAGCGAAGCGTAAATTCAAAGTGTATCCATCGGCCTATGCCAATATGTATGCATCAGCTGTATGTTCTGGTAAAGTTACACCAGGTGGAAAGAAAAAAGCAAAAAAAGCTATGGGCGGACCCGCTATGGCCAGACAAATGTACAAAGGTGGCGGTATGTGTGTTAAGGGTAAAGGCAGAGCTTACGGCAAAAATTCATAATGGGACTACGTAAATGGGTACAGGAGAAGTGGGTAGACATTGGAGCACCAAAGAAGGACGGCAAGTATCAACCTTGCGGAAGATCGAAGGGGAGCAAAAGAAAATATCCGAAGTGCGTACCACTTGCAAAAGCCACACGGATGTCAAAAGGGCAGAAGGCGTCTGCTGTCAAACGAAAAAGAGCAGCCGGTAATCCCGGAGGAAAACCTACAAACGTTTCTACATTTACAAAAAGAACTAAAGCTATGGGTGGTGGATTTATGGCTAGAAGACAAAATATGAGAATGATTTAATGAGAAAAGATTTTTCAAAAGGCACTATGCCTGCAAGAAATAAAAAAAACTTTAGACCTACAAAGTCTGGAGCAGGTATGACTCGAGCCGGTGTCAAAGCCTACAGAAGAAAAAATCCCGGTTCTAAACTAAAAACAGCGGTGACTGGAAAAGTCAAACCAGGATCTAAAGCTGCAAATCGACGTAAGTCGTACTGTGCAAGAAGCGCAGGCCAAATGAAACAATTTCCTAAGGCTGCAAAAGATCCTAACTCAAGACTAAGACAGGCTCGCAGAAGATGGAAGTGTTAAGTGCAATTAGAAACAGTAATCAATAGACTTTTAAAATATCTATCAAGAAGAAATGAAGAATTGTCAGCAGCCGTTACGTCAGGAGGTATTGACAATATGCAAAAATATAACTATATAATAGGACAAATAACAGCCCTAGAGGCAACTAAACAGGAACTCTCTAACCTGCTAAACGATAAGGAGCAACATGGAACAGTCATCGACATCAAAGATAAAACTACCGAATAAAGAATTGGTAGGAGTTAAAAAAGAAAAAGATTTTACCACAGAAGATTCAAATAAACTACCACAGCCGACTGGTTGGAGGATGTTGGTTTTGCCTTTCAAAATGAAAGAGAAAACTAAAGGCGGGTTAATACTTGCCGATGCAGCCTTAGAGAGACAACAAGTTGCGTCGCAATGTGGTTTAGTTTTAAGAATGGGTCCAGATTGTTACAAGGATAAGGAAAAATTTCCTGAAGGTCCTTGGTGCAAAGAACAACAATGGGTAATGTTTGCCCGTTATGCTGGATCAAGAATAAAGAT